CGTTCTGTATAGTCCTATACAATTTAGAATGTTACACTGTTATATACGATTCACTAGTGTTTTTTAATAAATTCCTTCCACCACTTTCAACACCATCAATTGATTCATCAACTTCATCTTTTGTATACACATCTGTTGAATTTTCTTTCAATTCTAGTTTTTTATCTGTTTGAGTAACTGCCGTTTCAGCATCACTTACACGTGTTTCTAATTCAGTTATATCTGAAGCATTTGCCTTATCATCAATGCTAGCTTCTAATTCAGTAACTTTTTGTGAGTATTCTTCTGAAGATACAGTTGACTTCAATTCTTTTTCTGTTTGAGTAATCCGTGATTCATGAGATTCTAAATCAGTGATGACATCATCCATATCTGTTTTAAATTCAATATGAGAAACTTTAGAATTTAAAGCATTATCAACTTCACTTTTTGAATATACATTTTCAACTTTTGCAGTTCCATCTAGTTCAGAATCAACTTCTTCTTTTGTATAAACAGAATCAGCATCTGCCTTAAATTTAAGTTGACCATCAACATATTCAGCACCGATTTTATCAGCAAGTTCTTTTGAAACTTCTTTCATTTTATTGCTATATTCTTCTTCACCAACTGCACCAATATCATCAACTGAAACACTGATAAGTTTATCCCAATCTGTACCAGTCCAACGATAAATAAATCCACTTCCATCAATCCAAAGTTGACCAACTTCATAATCAGTACTGGTTGGTTTTTCATTTTGTCTGATAATTATATATTCCCTGTCATTTATCTTATCGTTCAAATCACGTTCAATTGGTTCAATCTTACCGTTAACAACTTCTTCAACTTCAGGTAAAGAAACACCTGAATTACTCCATTTTTCTTCATTTGCAATAATAGCTTCACGAATCTTTTCTATAGAATCATACTCATTTATCTTAACTGGTCTATAATCACCAAGAACAACTTCATCCTGTTCAGGGTCTGTATATGAACGGGTTAATTCAAGAACCCTTGCTTCAATCATAAGTGTAGGATTCATTGAAATATCCTTTGCATTGATAGTATCACCAACACGTACTTTATCAGCACTGTAACCTGTTAATCTTTCAAGAACTGCAACCTTCATTTCATAAGTAACAAAAGGTACACATCTTGCTTTTAATTCTTTAACCGTTTCTTCAGTTAATTTTTTCTTATCTTTTGCAGTATCTGAATGATATACACCGAATTTATGCCTTCCATCCCTGTTGTAAGCTTGATATGCTGATTCACTAACAATGAAATCATCTTCTAATTTCTTTGTGAAATCATCAGGTAACGATTCAGGGTTATAGTTTTTAAGTGTAATGCTTTCACCTTCAGCATCCCCCTTACCAATACCAATCAATGCAGTAACAAGTGATTCACTGTTTTCTATTCTCTTTACTTCTGTAATATCCTTTGAATAGGTGAAAAGTTTGTTGGTAACTGTACCCAACTTTTTCTTCATATGAATAAGTTTTTGAGTAATTCTTCCATGCTTTAGTTTAACTTCAAATTGTATTTCAACCTGAAAACTTTCAGCAACATATAGAATAGCTTCCAAGGCAGTCATGTATTTTTCTATCTCAATATTTTCTTCCTGAATCCTATCATATTCACCAAGTGAATAATCTGTATTAGCTAGGATATTATTAGAAATACCTTGCAAGGAAATTAAAGTTGTTCTTACTGGTCTGACAACATATTCCAGTAAATCAGATATTGCAGTGTGTTCTGTGGTAACGTGTTTTAAATAGGAATCTTCAGTTGCTTCTTCTTCAATATTCTTTATTTTAAATAATTGCATTTGCCCATCAAGATTAGGAAAAACAACACTACCTTCAGGTTCAATTTTACTTGCCATTTCATGACTTGCTGGTACTGAAAAAATAAAGGAATGAGTACCCATTCTTATATTTTCTGTATGCTTATCTTCAAAAAAAGGACATGAAAAAGGTGCTTCATTTGAAAGCACCCCAACAACCTTTTCATGTTTATCAAGTACATAGATAATCAAGATTATAACCACCTTTCATTGTATGCAACGTTAAGTTCAGCATTTGCTGGTAATAAAGACAGTCTGTTAATTCCCTTCTTAAATTTGATAAAGTCACTTGCTGGATTAATTAAATCGAATCGTGGTTCACCGTTAAGGTATACAAGTAATTTCTCATTATCAATTGTTAGTATGTCATTTTCTATTGCAATAATAGGTGCTTCAGAATCATCCAAAGTAAGACGTTCACGAACAGTTATGTGAGAAATTGCCATATCATTTAAAGGTGTTTTATTTCCATAAGTACCTATGTGAATCTGAATCTTAGCAAGTTTTTGAGTCCATTTGTTTTCAGAATCAAACCAAGACTTAACATAATAATCATCATATTTACCATCAATTTTTGGTGAAGTTCTAACAGTCCATTCCCTTCCATCTCTAACCAATTGAATCCTTCCATAACCATCATGCCACTGGTTCATATTTTTACCACTTGCAAAGTAGGTACCTTCACCCATAGTACCAGCACGTGCTTCAAGAACATGCTTACTAGAACTTGCATACTTATCAACCATAGCAATCTTTCCAAATTGATTATCGTTTTCATCAAGTAGGTAAAGTTCAACCCTACCAACCTGACTTTTCTTTGTGTGCTTAAAAGTAAAACCAAAATGAATAGCAAAATCTTCAAGTGGTTTAGCTAGTACCTGTGTTCTACTTGCACCATGCCATTTATCACCCGTACCATAGTTGTTATCTTTTTGCCTGAAAGAATAATCATTTGAAGCAAAGTCACCAGTAATTGCACCGCCATCAACATGATGTGCTTTTACCCAATTGGTTAAGTCTTTCTTTTCCAATTCTTCTATAACAACAAGTGGTGGTTCCGGGTTTTTAGGTGATTGTGAAATCAACGCTGGTTCACCTATGATTATGCTTTCTTCATTTTCAGATATTATTGAAAGTGATGTGATGCTTTCCTTCACTTTGATATTAAGTTCAGGATGTGCTTCAACCGTTCCCCCAACATTTACTTCAGCAACATCATCTTCTGTAGCTAAATTGAAAGTCGCTTCTTTTCTTTTTCCATATGCAAATGGTTCTATACAAATAAACGTAATTTCACCTTGTCCAAGATTAGCAATTTCATCAACTGTTGTTTCACCATCAGGTACAACTAAATAATACTTTTCAGGTTCATCATCAAAAACCAGCTTAACGGGTTCTTTGTGGTGCAACCAATCAGCAAATTCACGTGATGCACTCATTACATCATTTACATCTTCAGTAATCATTGTGTACAATACTTTAAATTCACGTGATTCATAATCCTGTGAATATAGATAAGAACCAGCCTTACCCCTTACAGTTAGAAGGTTATTTTGAATAGGTGGTAACACTGAAAATTCAACACTGTTTATCATAATAAAATCAGGAATTCTTTTTCCATCCAAGGTAATCAAGATTTATCACCCTTTCTATACATAAAAAAGAACCAGTGAATTAATCACCAGTTCTTTTTGAAAATTAATATACAATTCTACCTTTTGCCCTTTGTTGTTTTCTTTGAATATCTTCAAGTTTCTTAGCAATCTTTTCAACATCAGCTTCTTCACGTACAACTAACTTAGCAATCTTAAATTCATTCTTAATGCTTCCTTTTCCTTCAGAATCTTTCATATCATTAAGGTGTGAAGCAATAGATGAACTGAACGGTTTCATATATCGTTTATGCTGAATAGGAAGTACTGCTTCAGCACCAGCTTCACCTACTCCTTGACCACCGCCAAGTAGTGATGCACCTGTAAAAATGTTACCTTTAGCATTCCAATTAACTTTAAATTTTGGGTAAGGTATACCCATCTTCTTCTTCATATCTACACCGATACTAGGAAGTTTGAATTTTGGAATCTTGATTTTAAGTTTATTGAAAGCATTTTTTATCTTGGTAGGAATTCCTTTAATTGAAGTCCACGCACTTTTGAAAGGTGAAGTAATTTTATTGGTCACACTCTTTAACGAACCAGCAATGCCTGAAACCATAGATTTCATTTTATTAACAATTCCAGACTTCATTTTGTTTACTGTGCTAGTTACCGCAGTATAACCTTTCTTAAATGGTGATAGTAACTTGCTTGCAACATTCTTCAATGCTGAACCGATTTTTCCACCAAACCCCTTAAATATTTTCAATACTTTACCAAGGATGATTAATTTCACGTAATTCCAAACCGCCTTGACTGCACCGGAAACCATTTGCTTCATGCCTTCCCACGCTTTTTTCCAGTCGCCTGTAAAAATACCAGTTATGACTTTAACGAATCCAAGGATGAAATCAATTAGTCCTTCAATAATTTTAATCACGCTTTTAATGGTATCTACAACAATTGACTTAACAATTGGGAAAACTACCTGAAAAACTTTACCTATAGCCTTAACGATTTTTACAAAGGATGCTTTGATGGGTTCACCGTTTTCATCCCAAAATTCCTTAATCTTCGTGATGTTGTCAACAACTGCATCCTTAACAATTTCAAAAACTTCCATAGCAACATCTTTTATAGCATTAAATGCATTAGATACAACTTCCCTGAAAGTTTCTGACTTCTGCCAAGCAAGAACCAAACCAGCACCAAGTGCTACAATACCAGCAACTATTAAAGTAATTGGTGATAATGCTGAACTCATAATTCCAATAAGAACACCCATACCACTGATGAAACCACCAATTG